ACCGCATTGATAAGGTAGGCTGGCTGACAAAACTCGCCTCAGCGGCACGGCCAAAATGGCGTTCGCGTTCGAGGTTGCAGAGGTAGATGAGTTGCTTAATGTCGATTTTCTTTTACCACCAATAACTTACGGTTGCTTATTTTACCCGGTTAAAAATTTATGTACTAGCTCCTGTACTAAATAAAATTTCACCCTGAGGTTTTGGCCGCTTCAGTGATTCATCATAAGCCCAAACACCAACCGCTTCAAACCGGCATCCAGTCCGCCTCATACACCGACAGGATTTCGTGCGTCACCACGCCCAGCATCACAACACCATCCAGTGACTCCCCGTCAATCGTCTCACCCTCTTCGGTGACAATTCCCGTTTTGAAGTACTTCCCAATCATCGGGTAGCCATCTACCTGCCAGGCAACCTTGTTACCCGGCACCGGTGTAATGGAGCCGTCTACCAGCGCGAACCCTCTCGGCGTTTCAATGCGGATGGTAGATGATGGCCGGTGAATCATCAGCCTGTTCAAATCTACGCGGCTTTCAACGAAATCAGACGCCGGTGAAGGAAATCCCATATCAATACTCCCCGTAGTGACAGAAACGCTGCCAGAGCTTGTTATCGCCCTCGTCCGGCGACTGGTCTCTGAATGTCATCACGTTCTGCGCTATCCACTCATTGGCCTGCTTATGGCTCATCTCCCAGTGTCGCTTAGCAAGCTCAGCAACGAAGTCAGACGTGGACACCGTGACGCCGTACTTCGCACTACGCCTCATGGCCTCGTGGAATGAAATCCTTATGTCGCCGTAACGTGGCATGACGATAGCTCCGATTAATACTGTATATAATTACAGTAATATCGATCTGCGTGAGTGATCAAGTAGGGATTGGCAGGAGTTTTGTAAAGGTATGGATGAGCAAGATTTTTTATTAATCGCATTTGCCATGACGTGAATCAAACAAAGCCAAATTAGTTAAGTTTATCTTTTAGGTGTACTGCTAAGATGGGCGGCAATTCTAACAATAAATTTAAGTAAAGAGCTATGGAGCAGCTTTGATGATACTTTCCTTGCATTACCTCAGGGGCATTGCAGCGCTTATCGTGGTGATGTACCACTGCCGGTTTCTACTCAATGGCGTTTACGATCAGCCAGAAATAGGTAACATACTTTTCAGTAAAGGAAGTCTTGGTGTTGACATTTTCTTTATGATTAGTGGCTTCATCATTGCCGCTTCTACAGAGAAGAAGCAAACGATTAAGACCTTTGCCCTGAGGCGAATCTTCAGGGTCATTCCCGTCTACTGGGTGTGTTTAGCAGCTGTTGTCTTGATCATGCACAACTTCCCGTCTGGGCAAGTTCTTCGCTCAATGCTTTTGATCAACCTCGATTACGGTAAATCAGCACCAACCTTTGGTTACTCCGTAATTTTCACGGCCTGGACGCTTAGCTATGAGATCGTGTTTTATTTCATGTTTATGATATCAATGTTTATAAGCCATAAGCACAGGGTCATGGTATGTTCTTTCTTGGTTGCATCACTTATGGTTTCATTTCAGTACTTTAATTACGGGAAATTATTTCTAATCTCTGAATATGATGGCACTGGGTGTGGATTGCAATATTATTTTATGTCGACCTTATCATCACCTTTGATGTTAGAGTTCATTTTTGGGATGGTTTTATACTCAATTTATAAGGCAAATAAAGAGCATTTAAAGATAAATATATCGATATTCAACACTTTATTGATTGTATCTGCTGCTTATGTTTTTATGGATTATTCTGGAATTGAAAGGCATGGATTTGAAGGGATGGGTGTTTATGCGGCAATCATATTTTCTTCATTTTTGCTTTGCAGGATTGAAGGGGAGCCTAAAAGTAAAGTAATGATGTGGCTTGGTGACGTCTCTTACTCTTTATATCTTTCTCATGCCGTTTTGTTGACATTATTACCCATGCTAAAATTCCGTTACGGGTATGACTTAAATAATGGCGTTTTAACTTTCCTGGCTATCACTTCTTTATCTTTGTTGATTGCAGAATTCCTGCACAGATATATAGAAATACCTTTGATAAATATTGGAAGGAAACTTTCAAGGTACTGAATAACCTAGGCATAATTTAGTGTTCGGGTTTCTGGTTCGATTCAGGCCATCCCTGGCCCTTGCTCAGTCCTTGACCTCCTCGTAGCCGCACTCAGGGCACTTCCAGATATCGAAAGTGAAGCCGTCTACGGTCAGCGTGGAGGTTTGCATAATTTCGGCACAGATAGGGCAGAACTTAGGTAATACATAGCCTGTTGTTGCAGGTTTTTCGTCCATTTTATACCCCGTATTTAACCTTTAGCGCATTGCTGTCTGCTACATACTGCGCTTTCAGGCTTTGATATTGCTGGTAAATAGCCGTTTGTTTTGTGTTTTGAGATGGGCCATCTGCCAGGGCGGCAGTGGCATAAGATTCGCTCAGTGTATTAACATCATTTTTATATTTAAGATTTAATGCAGCGGACTCTTCCTTATAAAGGTCATTGTTTGTTTTGGCTGGGAGGTCGGCCCATGCTGGCAAAGAGTCTGCTCCCACCCCTCTCGTTTTACCTTCTGGTGGTGTGCCACTGAACTGGTTAAATACATCATCAGATACTTCAATTCCATCACTTGGCCAGGTGTTGCTTTTGCGATATTCAGTCTCAAGCTCTGTGGGGTAAAAGTTTTTGTTTGATGGGGAAAATACGTATGTCATCATTTACCTCTCGCAAACCAAATGCAGTTAGCTGAAATAGATGGCTCGACTGCACTGTCAGCCTTGACCAACCTGCCAATATTCCTTGCCTGAAAACCGCTCAATGTAATCGAATTTATTTGCCATAAAGTGAGGCTTGTGCCTCCGCCATTATCATGCTCGCCTACGAAATAAACTCCAGAGGTAAATGGAACCGGGAAGGTAACATTTACTGAGTCTGTAGTTGAGCCAGAAATACCCCACTGCTCAATAAAGCCATCAGGAGCCTTTCTCCAGCCTGAGCTGCCAGTCCAGAACGACATGTCTGGTATTTGAGTAGAGCTGCCGTTACCGACTGTTCTTGTTGATGCGTTACCCAGCGAAAGGTTTGCTATGGCTGTTTTAACAAAAGCTGTGGACGCGGCCTGCGTGCTGTTAGACGCAGCTGGCGCTGTGGGAACGGTTGGTATTGCGCCTGTCGAGTCAAGCACGAACCATGACGTTGCTGCCGCTGACCAGATAACGCGCACCAGACTGCCTGCTGCAATCTCTCCCGCCGTTAAAGTGGCGCCGTACTGATTAAGTACAGGGAACGCACCCAGCGCTGAGACATTCAGCGTGCTTGCCGCCGTATTCGCGTTGGTGGCCCGAAAAAGCACCTCCATTCCTGCTGTCAGCGATGCAATTCCCGGGTTGATATTTACCACATAGGCATTAGCTGATCCGGTATCTGCGCCGTAGCGCAAAACATTGCGCTGGATGCCGTCAATGACCCCTGCAGAAGGCAAAAAAGGTGCGTTAGCATATACACTGATATTTGAATTTGTGACTGTGGTTGCTCCCTGCGCCACCGTAATCACATACAGGCCAGTGAATCCAGCGTCAGGGGAAGGTGTTACCTGCGTGCCTGTGGTGGCCGCAACTCCAGCCTTGAGAGACAGTGTGCATACGCCAGATCTTACCGTGTTCTGCGCTGTGCCGCTGTTATTTGGGCCACTCCATGCTACAGATGGGTTGCTGGCATTATAATAAGGAAGAACTGTCGCGCCGCTGTCGGTATCGGTGTAAGTGGCCTGAATCAGGTAGTTAATGCTGTATCCCGATGTGCCAGGGGCAGTGAGTGTGAATGATGCGCTGTCCATCACAATACCCTGCTTCAGGATAGAGTGTGTGGTGTCAGCAGCGAGAGATGAATAAGCCGTACCATCGACGTTTTGCAGGCTGTAAATCTCACCTGCGGATACGTTTACGAGCATAGAGGCAGGGCTGCTTGCGGTACAGGCCAGACCCCTGACATAGGTCGATGTTCCCATCACTGCGGCAGCCAGTTTCGCAAGGCCAATCATTGTGTATTTATTGGTGTTAAGAAGATCGGTTTCGAGCGGGATAGCGCCCGGATAGACAATTTGACGA